CTTTCCGTTTTCTATAAACCCAAGTACTTTTTTCCTTTGAGTTTTGTTTTTACGAAGGTTTATATCTTCGGCATTATCAATTATAGTATGAATATCAGCCCAGGTTTCTCCACCTGTTGTGATAGTATATTCAACTGCCTCATTTTCTACTACAGTTAAAGTAACTTCAATTTTCATTCGTTGTCTCCATGATTTAATTGTGGGAAGTGATGAATTATATTACCTTCTTCATCCTCTATTTCTACTTCATAGGTGCAGAGATTTGCCATCCACACTAAACACATCCACATGGATTTCAATGCAGTCCATCCTTCTATGAGAGCATTATAGAATGATATGCCCATATATGTTAATAAAGTTATTATTCTCATTATATTGTCCAATCAATATCTGCTTCCCAATGTCCAAGAAGTAATCCGAAAAAAGCCGGCAGAATAAGGCAAGCCGGTCCCATTTCTTTAATCAGCATCCAAATCGGATCGGTGAATATGGCCAATGTCCAGAAAGCCATGTTTATGAAAAACCCTGTGTTTTCCTTGTAGAGTTTCATCTTGTTTCCTTTCGTAATTAAGTTTATCGGTTAACCACAATACTATAAACCAGTCAGCACAGAAAAATAATAGGAATAAAGCGAATCCTATCCCACTTCCAGATGTGACAAACACCTTTATAAGAAGAATTGTAAAAACAAAATTTATAATTTTCTTATTCATACTGTATTATATCACAACGGTATTTGAATGTAAATTACTTCACTTCAAATAAGAAAACCCCAGAGGTTTCTCTGGGGTTTTCACCTCCAATAGCTCAACGGATTTCTGGTCTGCTATTTATTTTAGTCTTCCTTCCTGAGTACTTCTCCTATAAAGGAAAGCAACATGCTCGCGCATTTTTCACAGTATCCCTTTTCAATCAGGATTTCAAGGGCGGCTGACCTTCTTTCTTTAGACTTCGGATTAGTACTTGCTGTATCGGCAATTGAAAGAGATACAACATTTTTCAAATCACCCATTAACTTCTTTTCAATACCTTCTCTCAAAGGATCGTAATCTTTGTAAGTGAAGTCCTTACCTTCGGACAAGAAGTCAGATTTATAAACGAAAATTCCATTTCTAAATTCTTTTCTTGCCTCCATCGGAACTCCGATAAGTTCTTCAATAGACCTCATAATCTTTTCATCGGGTGTATGATACTCTTCGGTAACTGAATCCTTGATCTGTTCGTTCTTACAGAAACCGACAGCATTTGTCATATACCTTTCAAAAAGTTCCTGAGCTTGTTCATCATAGGCCCATAAGAAAGCCATGTTGACTTCTTTTTTGGCCCAGTCTTTATACTCAGCGGCGACTGACTCTTTGTTACCAGTCAGAATATTCATAAAGGTTTCGACATCTTCATCAGCGATACCAATGTGATGGTCGAAGTTATCTCTAAGTGCTCTAATCATGTCAATCGGATTGATACACTTCTTTTCTTCTTTGGCACCAAGAGCGAGGTTAAGAGCATTGATAACGAACCTTGGTGAAATACCGTACATACCCTCACCCTGATCTCGTCCTTCTTCTCTTAACTTCTTAATATCTATGTCAGTCTTTTTAAACTCTGTTGGAATTTCTCCATTGTAGAGTTTCATCTTGGTGATTTTGTTGGAAACTTTAGTTGACTTGGTCAACCTTGAAAGTACTGCAAACTCGGCGGCAACCCTTAGAGTTCCAGGGGCGATGTGGATGCTTCTGAAATCAGACTCATTAATCATCTTTTGATAAATCTTAATTTCATCATCCACTCTTAAGTTCCATGGTACATGTACTTTGTACATCCTGTCATGCAGAGCCTCATTCTTTTTGTCCGATTTGAATGAGTCAAACTCTGTCTGGTTTGTGTGAGACAGAATCAAAGTATCAATATACATCTGCGGGAAACCAGGTGCTTTGATAACCTGTTCTTGTGCGGCGGTGATAAGAACATAGTGAAATTTCGTATCGGCTTTCAAAATTTCGATGTACTCAATCATACCACCATTGGCAACCTGAAGTTCACCATCAAACTTATATGCTCGTGGGTCAGTTTCACCCCAACGAGCCATTTGAGTCATGTCAACTCGACCAATTAACTCGGTAATGTCCTGTGATTTTGGATCACTTGGTTGGAATGTACCGATACATGTTCTCCGTTGTTCGCTGATTTTAACAGCTTCAACCGGGACACTATGCCATTGAACGATTTTTCCTTCTTCACCATCCACTTCTTCTGTATACTTTTCATCCAACATCTGCATACAAACTGGGCAAAGGGTACCTTCAATTTTAACTCCAAGTCGATCTTCCCAGTATGGTCGATCATCAAGTGGAATTAAGTGAAGTGCTTCTTCGTGAATAGGACAGCCTTTGATTGCAAACTTTGGGGTACAATCTTTTTCTAATCCTCTTTTGATTAAGGAAGCTATAGTTGATTTACCTGAAGATACAGGACCAACCATGATAAGAATCCTTTTACCAGTTTCGGTTCTTCTTGCGGCGGCTTTCAAAAATCTCATAAGATCATGGATTGGTTCAAGGGTACCGAAAATTTTATCCTTGAAGAAGTTATATTGAACTAAGTCCTCATAACCTCTTGTTTTTAATTCTTCTTTTACCGGTGTGGTCCCAACCTTCATAATCATATTATAGATTCTGCCGGGTGAGAAATTTGCGATTTCCGGTCTTTTTTCGACTTCACCTAAGTAGTCGATAGCAGTTCCTTCCCATTCCTTGAAACCAGTTCCTTTTTGCTGGTCAAGAATTACTTGCATAAAATCGGCGTTGTTTTCGAACATAACATTTTTTCCTTTCTTGTTTTTAGTTGGTGTCTTCAATTTGTTCCACTTCTCCGTTTATTAGCTTCATTATATCTTCCCTGTTGGAGACGATAATGTTTTGACTTGTTGGAGAACGAAATTTCTGTTGCTTGGCTTCCAATTCATCATACTTATATTTTACCATAGACTCGCGAATTTGTAAATACTTCTTATAGTTAATATTGGTAATCAATTCCTTGCTAGAGTTTGTTACAGTATTGAGAATGTTTCCGGCTACCTCTACCATCCTTGCAGTAAAGTTACCGTTTTCTAGTTCGTTTTCTACCCTATCCAATATCCTATTCGCTCTGTCAATGTTCTCTTTCAATGACTCTTCCGGGTCTGTTTTCGAAACGAGGGTAAGACGTTCTACATCTCTTTCTATTTCATCCATATCAAATACGTCTGATAAATTATCTCTGTTTATTTCCATGCTTTTTATTCCTCCTGCACAGATATTTATATTATACTACAAAAATAGTTGATTGTAAATTTCGGGCAAAAAAAAGGCGGTGAACCGAAGTCCACCGCCTTTTTTATTTTATTTAGTGATTATTGCGGAATATTCACTAGGTTGATCTTCTGGTAGTATTCTCTTGCTCCGAACATATGGTTGTGAATCGCATAACGACTCATCAAACCTACGGTTGGATGGAATGAATTTTCGAATACTGCTTTACTTGCGAGTAGCTGAATGTAAGGTAAATAAATTACACCAGTATCGTATTCACTTGGGCCTTTATAGCCGATAATGAATTGATCTCTACTTTCGAAAGTATCACGGTAAACTACTAATCTTCCGTCAAGGGAACCTATCCTGGATACACCAGTTGGTTGGGTTGTTACATCACTTGGAACTGGGGCAATTGTGAAAGCTGCCAGTGTTTCAAGAATAGCAACGCCTCGTGGGTTACCTACGATCCAATTACCTGATCCTCTACGTGTGTTGATTGCAATGTCTTGGGTTTTACGGATAATATTGTGATATAATTCACGATAACGCTCCATCTCCCATCTACCTTTAACTCCTTGAGCTGATGCCAAAAAGTCCCAGTTTGTGTCATAACCTACGATACCTGTTACAGTAGCGTCGATTGCTGCGATCAATTCACGGTCGATTTCTTGGGTAATTTCGTAAGCCAGAATATCCATCATTTCTTCCTCAAGGTCAAGACCGTGCATAGCTTTCAAGTCTTGAGCGACTTCGAGGGACCAACGGCTTCTGAGTTTACGGGTTTTTGCTTCAATTTGTACTTTTTCAACGGTCAAGTTGACTTCGCGAATATGTTGTCCAGAACCTACACCAAGTCCAATATCATCCCCTACACCGCTACCAGCTTTAGAACCTAAAGCTTCACCAGCGGAGGTGATATAAGAACCTGAATAAGTGCTGTCGATGGTATTGTAACCAAGTTCTGTAACGTTTGCTACATAACTTCCGGCTGTCGTACCTGCTCTAAACCTTAGGGCAAAAGCAAGTCCTACAGGACCGGTTAAAGGTTGAACACCAACTAGTTGATGGGCAACTAATTCTGGGAAAGTACGTCTAACCATCGGAACTGCGATTTTGTTAAACATACCTGAGGTTGGCCAATTAGCCAGACCACGACCGTCACCAGTACCAAATGAGTCATTACCCCAAGCGGTTTGCTCCATGAGGTAGTTGTGTTGATTCTCTAACATGATGGCAGTACTTTTCTTTACTTTATCAGACTTAATGTCCGAACCCTCACTGAGAACACCTTCCCATTTTTTGACTAGGTCTCTAACGTCCATGTTGTTTTCCTCCTTAATATTTTACTGCTTTTAAAATTTACCTTCTTTCAATATTTGTACATATTGATTTAGGTGTTGTTTGAAGGGGCTATCTTCATTCAGATCATCATCTGTGTCTTTGCCTTCCTTCACGTCTTTCTTATCTTTCTTATCTTTCTCGTCTTCTTCTTCTTCTTCCTTATCTTCTTCCTCTTCCTTCTTGTCCTTATCTTCTTCTTCCTCTTTATCTTCGTCTTCTTCTTCCTCTTTATCCTTATTGTCATAAGTTTCAAGGACGATGTCAAACTTGCGGTCAATTTCTGCTCTGTCTTTTATGCCCGAAAGCATTTCAAGTACTCTTTTCTTTTGACCTTCTGTAAGACCATCACATTTCCTTCTAAGATAAAGTTCTGCTGCTAACTCTTGTGCATCATTGATGGTTTCAAGTTGTTTAGCAATACTTTCATCAAGGTTACCGCGAAGCTTAAGAATTTCTGACTTAGCTTCTTTCAATAAACCTTTTACTTCATCGTCCAGCAATCCTTCGTCAACGCTTAATCTGATTTTAAATTGTTCGATCAAGTCGTGATACAACTCTCCTTTCTTTGCAAATTCAAGAACTTTGTCTGGAATTGTCATTTCTTCTTCCAGTACTGAGTCGACGAAATTAGAGAACTTAGAAGTAATGTCTTCTTTATATTCTTCAAATTTGGTTTCGTAGGACTCGACTAGCTGTTCCTTTGCTTCCTGAAGTTTGCTGCTGGAAAGTTCCTGAGCTTTCACTTCGATGAGTGTTTCAAGCCTTTCTTTTACTTGGCCCTGCGCTTCTTCATTAAGTTTGTTAGCGCCAAGTATTTCAAGAAGTTTATCCATGCTATTTCCCTCCTATTATATTTTTACTTCATTTGTATTTATTTATACGTACGTTTAGTTACAGAAACGTACGGTAATATATGTCTTTATTATGTTTAGAGACTCTTTTCAATTTTTTCAATCACTTGCCATAAGTGACTTTTGAAATGTTCTTGTGCTTCTACTAACTGTTCATCCTGTGTTAGTGGTCTATCCGGGATTTCTAATTCCCATGTTCTACCTTCATAGATACCATTTACCCATGATGGACTATTTGATGGGTCAGTTACTAAGTCCCAACAAATTAAGTTATAATCCTCATTGACATATCCGTCATCCGCAACAGTTCCTAAACCTCTTGAACTAATACCCATACTGCCCTCTTTAATGAGAGTCTTTGCTATATTACCCATTGGGGTATCAAGTACTTTTGCTTTCCCAAATACGTCATTTCCTCTCCACTCTAATTTTGTGGTTAAGATAGCAATTTTGTCTGGGTTTACTTCTGGATTCGGTGGATGTCCTAGCTCACCCCAAAGAGAATTATTTTCTCCAGTGATCTTTTCAGATACCTTTTTAACTTCTCTTTCCAAGATGGACTTTTTATATCTTCTCTTGTTGTTGTTTTCTAGTTCCGCGGAGCTAAAGATACCAACGATGTGCGTGCCCCCTGCCTTGGATTCTGATACTTCAAAATCATGGCTAACTTCAGTAATAAGTTTTGCCTTTGTCATCATTTTTTTACTCCTCTGTGTCGGCCTCTTTTTCTGCTGGTTCTTCTACTCTTGAATCAGCATCGCCTTTGAGTTCCAACTTATTTTTTAAATGGTCATTCTTGGCTTTAAGAATTTCCTTTTGTAAAATTTCTTTAGCATCCACAAACTCGTCATTCTCAAAATGATCTAAAGCTTTTTTAATTTGTTCATTATCTACTGTCATAACAATTTTCTCCTCCTTTGTATTTATCTTCTTTTAAATGTTTTACCATGAACCTCCGCCTCCTTCTTCTACTCTGAATCCTAGCTCTTTGTCTTTCTTCATGCCTTCAACGTTGGCTTTGATTTCTTCATCATCCCATTTCAAATATCTTTTCATAAGATATGACTTACTCATTTCTTCTCTATCAGCTAATGCAGTATAGTTATCAAAACGAGTACTTAAGAAACTTTGATCCATTTGTTCTTTGTATCTTGACGGTGCGTTCATAGATACTTTGATTTTTTCTGAATCTAATCCATATTGTTTTTTAATACCTAAAAAGTTCAAATGAAGTAGAAACATATCTGTAAAATCTTGACAGAATTTCTTTTGTTGTCTTTCAAGGAACTTACTCCATTTGATTTCATCCCTTGAAATTGTACCTGTGTCGCCTTGATTAAAAGTAATATCTGCTGATCTACTTTCTTGTGCGGCTTGGACACGTGAAGCCGGATATTTCAATGCTCGATAGAGTTTCCTTGCGAAGTAGTAAATGTCATCAAGCTCTGTAAAGCCTGGTGAGAATCCACCAATGGATTCAATTTGACTACCTCTACCTTCAGCGGACTGAGGTAGATAAAAGTTTTCAAGGATGCTCATAATTTCTGGTTCGTTTGTAAGGGTGCCCGAGCGAGGATCGTAAGTCTGCTTTTTACTCATTTTCTGCTTGATCTTCTCTACGTACTTTAGGGCTTTATCTCTTGGCATGTTGCCTGTGTCAATTCTGAAAACGAATCGCTCGGGCGACCTTACAATTCTATATATGATTACTGATGTTTCAAGTAATTTTAACTGGTTAAATGGGACCCTTGCTTTTTCAAGGTACCCAAAAATATTGTATTTTGTTGAACCAAAGATACCATAGTTAACAAAACCAATTTGATCTGGTTGAAAAACAATTAGATCATCACCATGTCTTTTCATTGCTTCTTCAACGGTGGCGGGTTTCTTTGGTTTTGGTTTTAAGTACTGCATGTAAAGTATTACTGTACCAGCTAATGGATCATAAATGTAATCCATTGTTTCAGATGGAAGACTTTTGATTCCGATTATTCCATTCTTTGGATGTCTTGTGTCTATAATTCTTTCATAGTAACATCTACCATCAACCATGTACTTATAGAAAAGTTCCCATACAAAGTTAGGCATATCTAGTTTATTAATGAAGAGTTTATTAAATTGTTTTGTTAAGTTATTAACAATGTTTTCATTCTTTTGTAATTCTTTATCAATTATATCAAGATGGAAAGTTTTTCCATCGTCGTCCTCTTGGGTTGATTCATTGACAGCATCTTCAATAACGTCAGCGATCTCTGCTTGATACGCCATGTTTCTATACTCAAAAATTCTTTCTACTTCATTTTCAAACTGCCTATTAATATAGGTGTTATAAAACATATTAAATGACTGTAGTCCTACGTGGCCAATGCCGGGAATGTCCATAATGTTTTCCCAACCTTCACCTCTCGTAGCAAGTGTGTCTCTTAATTTAGGTTTTGGTTTCTGCTCAAAAGCACTTATTGATTCATCAAGTGTTTGAGGTTCTTGTTCGCCCCACGTTGTAGGGTTATACCATTTTGCCATTCTTATTCTCCTTTACACGAACATATTTATTTATA